GCTTCATTAATAACATCAGAATAATCAATCATTTGTTTATTACCAATAGCATTGAAAAAATCCGTATATTTAGAGTTTACATTACCAACTATATCTTTTGAAATTTTATCTCTTACCTTTGACAAATCCACTCCAAGTTTAGCTAAATTGTAAGTAGGTCCATCCATAAAAATATTTTTAGCAGCTTTAATAAAATTAGTTTGTGTTTCTTCAAAAGCTCTTTGAACACCACCTCCATAAATAGGCATTCTACCCAAAGAATTTGGTATAATTCTCATTAATTTGTATCTTGAAATATCAAACACAGAAGGTGTAATACCTGTTAATCTTTCTATTTCTTTTGCCTCTCTTGTTTCTTTAGCACCCACACCAAGCAAAAATCTTCTACCAATAGGGCGTAACATGTTTACTGCAGGTCTAAAAAATCCAAAGCCAGCACCAAATGCTAAATCTATTTTAGCCTCATTTTGTAAATATTCTTTAAATGTCTCTGTGTCAGGTCTTGATATGCCCTGTTCATAACCTATAAACTCTCCTATTTCATTGTATGTAGGTGTGTATAACATTTTTTTACTATTTAAATTATCAAGCAATTTTTCATATCCCACTAATCCTGTAAGATAACCTAATGTGCCACCTATGACTGAACCTGCAACTGCACCAGCAGGCCCACCAAACAAACCTAATCTAGCGCCTAGTTTAGCGCCACCTAATGTGCCACCAAGAGACCCGCCTAAACCTAATATAAGTTTTAAAGCAGGAAATGGATTAACCATCTCGTTATTGTAATTATCAAGTTTAATGTCGTCACCCTCTATTAATCTTGGGTTTAATTCAGCATCAGTGTAACCAGCTAAACCTTGAAAGCTGTCAATTGATTTTATTATTTCTGATTGTGAAAGACCTTGAGCTATTCCTTTTTTTGCTATTGTAGCAACTCCATCTCTAAATTTATCAGGTGTAATTTTGTGTTTGTCAGGATTATATCTAGTAGATCCTGTAGCTTTTTCTGCGGCTTGATTAAAACCTAAAAACGTAGGTAACTCACTACCCGCAGGTAAAAAACTAGGCATGCCATCTTGAGCTTTAGGTAATTGTTCACCCGTTTCTTTAAGTCGATTCATACGAATTTGGGCAAGCTCTGCTATTTGTAACATCATCTTAATTTATACTCCTCTGTAAAACCCTCACCATATTTTTCATCTAAATAGTCAAGCGTATTCATGTTTACATTGTTTCCATTTTGGACTGTGCCGAAAGCAGCGCCCTCTTGCTCACCGCCGTATTCTCCACCTACAACAGTAATCTTACCATTTTTTCCTATTACTACCGATTTTTTATATTTTTCAAAATCATCAGAATTATGAAACGGTCTAATAGTTGCATTGTAATTGTTAACATAAAAATTAATTAAACCTTCTAATCTATTCATAGTTTTTTGATGGTTATTAAGGGCACCGCCCAGTTGTACAACTTTTCTTGATTCTGCAATAACGTCTTTCAAAAGTCTGTTTGATCCCTGTAAGTACCTAGCAAAAGCAAAAGTGCTTTGGGCCTCTAATATTTGAACTAAGTCTAAATTTTTGTCTAATATATTTTGTTTAGTATCTGTATAAAAACTAGTTACGTTGCCAAGAGCTTCTTGTTTGTCTGTTGAGCTCATGTCAGATTGATTTATCGTGCTTACTATACTTCTATACGCATCATCAATATCATTTACTATTGCTCCTTCATTAATATTATAACCTAATTGATTTACCGTAGTTATTTGTTTTTGTAATGTTGACATGTCATCAGTAATTTTTGAAGGATCAAAATCAGAAAATCCTAATATGTTTGCAGCAGTTCCGGTGTAATCACTTACTATACCTCTTAATGTTTTTGAAAACATTTTTAATTCGTATACCGAACCAAATACAGCTTGATCATGCATTTCATTTAATCTACCAATATCATGCGCTGTTAAAACAGCGTTTAATCCTTGTTCTAAAAATTTAGTTTCTTCTTCTTTTTGCGAAATTGCTTTCTCATCACCACCTAAAATACCACTACTTTGAGGTTGATCAGTGGCCATTCCAGGAGCAGTTATTGTAAACATGTTTTTTCCAACTAAATTTTCAGGCACTGGCACACCGCCTATAGATGTTGGGTATCTCATGTTTGAGTAAAATTGTATCTCAGCAGGCACTGACGTGTTTTTAAAAAAATCTAGTTTACCTGTAATATTACCTTGATCATTGTAGTCGACCAATTGTACAGCCGTTAAATTACCAGATGGTTCATACATTCTTTTTGCTCTTTCATCTTCCTCTCTGACTAATTGAAAGGCTGTTAATCCAATATCTTTTAAATCTTGTTTTTTCTTGGCAGCTTCTTGAAAATAAAAATTAGCAGTGGGCGCTAAAGCTTGAGCAAACAAATCAAAAACTTGTGGTAATGGTTTCTTTCTTTTTGTTCTAGCGTTTAAAACATCAATACCAAATTTAATAAATAATAAATTTGGATCTACACCTTCTTTAAATCCTATTGTATCTTTTAATTCGTCGACAAGTTGTGCTGTTCTAGCTTTCTTTTCTTCTTGAGTCAGCCCTGCCTCAGATTTTTTTAAGTTTTCAAACCCTTTATTAGCAGCATTAAAAGCTGCATCATTAAAGGCGGTAGATGCTATATTTGATAGCGAGGCATCGGAAATATTTTGACTAACTTGAGATCCTGAAAATTTAGTATTGAACTCAGCATCAGATATAGTTGTGTTAGTATTATTTTTTTCTTCATTATAAAATGCAATTTGTTGATCATCATTTAAATTATATAAAACTTCATTTGTGTCAGCTTTGCCTGTATTAGCACCATCCTTAGGTGCAAAATCTTTATAATTAGATAAATTAGAATCCACCTTACTCATATTAGTTTCTTGCGTAGACTCTTGCGAGTTGTCAAAACTAGTATCGTTAGTAACTGCTCCAGTGTTATTAGTGTCAAACAAGCTGTTTGACTGCACAGATATTTGTGCTCTAATTTCTTTTTCTAATTCTGCTGCACCTTGTAGATTGGCTAAGTCAGTTGTTATTCTAGTGTAAGCATTTTTTAATTGATCTAAATCCATGGTTTGATAATTATCTCTAATACTTATAAAATCAGACATTGTTACTGGGTTATTAAGAAACGCCAGATTATCGTCTGCAAAATCAGTTAATAAAGTTGAATTAGGATTTACTTCCATGCTGCAACGCCATTATTCCTTTCTCAATCATACCCATGTCACCACCATCTTTAGCTAAACCTGGTATTCCAAGAGCTGCAGATCCAAAACCAAGAGCGGTTTGTAAAGGTGAGGTATCACTACCAAATTCTTGTCTAATTTGTGTTCCTTGATCTGATGGTAAACCACTAACGACATCAGATAAAAATCCAAATAACGATAAAGGTCTTTCTTGTGCGGCCATGATATTTTGAAACTCTATATTTGCTGCATCTTGAGCTGCTTTTTGTTCTAAAGAACCTGCACCTAATAAAGCAGATATATCTGCTAATCCTAATTTTGATGCTAAGCTAGCTAAACCACCACCTACTTGACCAGCAGCAATGAGAGATTTAGCTTGATCTGTTTGAGCTTTTGAATCAGCTGAAGTGAAATATGGAGCTAATTGTGCGCCTTTTAATTTTTCGCTTTCTTCTTGACCAAAAACTCCAAGAGCTGATTTAAGAGCTCTTTCAAAGGTATCAGCTTGTGTTTTACCAATAGCAGCAAGCCTTGCTTCATCTAATTGAGCTTTAGCCACTGCTTCTCTATCACCACCAAATGCACCTACTTTAGTTGCAGCATCATCTATTTTTTTACCTGATAGTGCGGCTTGTTTATTAATTTCATCAATAACAAACTTGTTGTATTGATCCATAAATGGATCGACGTCTTTTGTTACATCAAATTTTGTTGCTATGGCATCATCTATTAGTTTTTGACCCGCGGCAGTGAAGTCTGGTCTCTTTGCAGCAGCTACGTCTGTGCCTTTTGTAATTGCATCAAGTGCATCCGTTAAGGCCGGATCAAATGAACCAAGACCTTGTTTTAATTTTGCAATAGCATCTTTTTGTGTTTGAGATAATCCAACTATATCTCTTTCAGGTAATCCTTTTGCTGCATCTTTAGCAATAAAATCTTCAATTGCTTTTATTAAATCAGCTTGAGCTTTTTCTATAAAAGCCGGTTTTCTATACGTTACTACTTGTTCTGTTGACATTATATTTGACTCGCTATTATGTTTGCTTGATCTAGATCTCTTACCATTTTACCTAAACCACTTTTTAAAAACTCAGTGCCAGCTCCTTCTTGCATGCCCATTTTTTTCAAACCATTTATTTCATCTGTGCCGATGCCGTCTGCAATATTGTAACCCATTATTTCAGCTGAATCTTTTCTAAATACCGCACCCTCATCTTCCATTTGTTTTTGTGTTTTCATATTCATTGATTTACGTATTTTATCCGCCTCTTCAACACCAAACATTTTAGTAAATCCACTTGGATCATTCATAAAAAATCTTACCATAGCGTCATTTAAAGGATTCATACCAAATTGTTCCATCACAAATCTTCTTTTCATATCCTCCTCAGAGATAGTTGGTGGTATAGATGGTAACATTTTAGGTTTACCATCAGCCATCTCACCAAAAACTTCTTTTGGTTTACCTTCAGTCACTTGTCTTTTAATCATTTTTTCCAGCATCTCTCCAATTGATCCGGTGTTTGTGCCATCTTGAGCTGTCATTGGCATTCTTTGTTTAGGCATACCCATGTTTAATTTAGACATTATTGCCATAATTTCTTCTATAGACTTACCTTGTGACATCATTTTCTTAATTATCTCCTGTAAATTCATACCTGGTCCAGCCATTGCTGTTTGTCTACCATCTTGCGCCATTACAGGATTATAGTTCATGCTGCCATCTTCCGCACCTTGAAAGTCATAACCCATTTGTGTAGCCATTGGTTTTGTATCTGCTCTTAATTTGTCCATCATCTCTTGACCTTTTTCTGTGTCTCCACCACCTAATGCAAATAATGTATACTCAGGTATTACGTGTTCGTTGTTACTTACCAATATTTCCTGTGTCCGACCTGTATTAGGATCGACTATTTCACCTTCTAATAAATCTTCCCTTCCTGCTCCCATGCCAACTAATCTACCGCCGGTAGGATTTACTCTGTCGCCACCCACTACGTTAGGATCTGCAAGCGCACCTATGCCGCCACCCATTGCAAAATTGCCCTTACCTGCTTTATCAGAAACAAAAGTATCAGGTTTTGGTTTACCCTCTTTTATTCTTTTTTCTATCAATCTTTTTAAAAAAGCCTCGTATTCTTCTGAACCTTCAAGTTGAGCCATTCTATTTGCTGATGCAATTGTTTCCTCGGTTGTCGGCATTCTACTCAACTCTGTTGGAGTCATACCCATAACAGTGCCTTTACCATCATCAAACTTCATTGTATTACCACCGCTGTTTAACAATCCAACACTTCTTAAAAATTCATAAATATCACCAGGATTATTACCTATTCTATCTGCTTCTTTTGCATCTTCTAAAAATTTATCAGATACTCCAGAAGTAATTAATTTATTTTGAGCAGGATCATATGTGAAATCTTCAATAATATTTTCAGGAGCTTGATCAGCGTCAAAAGCTCCAAGACCATATAAAAATGCAGTGCCGGCAGCAGTGCCCGGTAAATTTCTTAATGGATTGTTTTCACCTAAACTTTCAAATATTGCTGCTTTTTTAAATCTTTCGCCAGCAGCTTTTCTAATGGCTTCATCTGTGATCACATCTTTTAATGTGTTTTTACCAAAAGTTTGACCTCCAAAATATCCACCAATACCGCCAGCTAATGCTTCTCTACCACCCTTGCCCGCGAGCAACGGTACACCAGCACCAATTAATGTTGAGTATAATGGACCTAAACCAAAGGCTGAAGCCGCTATACCTGCGAAAGGACTCAGATCCCCCGCTACATCTTTAATTTTTTTAAAAAACTTACCTAGCATAATCTCCTATTGCAATTTATGTGATTGTTTTAGCAAGCTGGCAGGACTTGTGAAATATGCCAATTAATTGTACAATTATAGGCAAATTATTGTTATATGACAATAGATAAATGGAGGAACTCCGAATGCAAAAAGAAATTAAATTAAAATTTGACGCTATACGTCCGTTTGGTCCTACAGTAGTAAAGGGCAAAGTGCCTAATTTTATACTTGATGTAGTAAATAAGAAATGTGACGAAATACTTGGCGACCCAAAATTAGCTAAAGAGTGGGATTGGTCACCTAATTTAGCGGGCAATGTGAAACAAGAAGTAAGAATGCCTCCAGAATGGATAGATGGTGATGGTCAACAATTAGTTTTTTTAATAGGCGAGATGGTAAAATCATATTTGTCCATACCACCGGCTAGCGAAACTTTAGATCCAGAAAAAATTGATAAAATGGTAATTGAATCAATGTGGGCTGTCAGCCAATGGGCAGGCGACTTTAATCCTGCACATATGCACGATGGTGACCTATCAGGGGTGTTTTATACAAAGATGCCAAAAAGCATTGATAAAGAAAGAAAAGCAGAGGATCATTATCCTAGTGTAGGTGATATACTTTTTATGTGCGGTGATCCAAAAACATTTAGTGGACATAAACTACAACATCCACCAGAGGTTGGTGACATATTTTTGTTTCCGTCTTGGTTAACTCACATGGTTTACCCTTTTAGAACACCAGATGAGGAGAGAAGGTCTGTTTCTTTTAATTTAAGATTAATACCAAAAGGTGCGGAAATACAACCTGTTGAACAAAAATAATGAAAGTAAAGCAATTACCAAGAAATGTGTTTGCTGAAACAGACATGAATTTTAACGACAAATATTTGTCACAATTAATGGGGATGGTTGAATTAATAAGACGCGGCGAAAAAAATGGTGTTGCGTTTTCTAATAAGGGATTTGGATGGCAAAGTAGTGGTCTGCCGCATAACGGGGTATTCATACCTTTTTTACAAAACTTAACAGATAAGTGTAATGAATTTTGTAACCAATTAGAACATTTTAAATTTAAAACAGTTGAGATAGTTTATTTTTGGGCAAACATAAACTACAAGCATGATATTAACTGGCCTCACAGACATGCGGGTGACATTGCAGGCGTGTTTTACTTGCAAACTCCTGAAGATTCAGGTGATTTATGTTTACACAGTACAGACTACGACGTTAACAATAAAATATCAGAGCATTTAAGTGTTCAGTCAGTGATTAGAATTAAACCTGTCATAAATAAACTAGTTTTGTTTGATGCAAATTGTTCACACTACGTAACAAGAAGTTATTCAGACAAACCAAGAGTAAGTTTCAGCTTTAATGCTCATGTTCGTTTCTAAAAATCCTTTTCCCATGGTAAGAATTACTTGGCTAGATGCTAAAGATACTGAAACAGGTTGGTTACCTATAAAAGATATTGTTGAAGCGCCTTTAGCCGTGTGCCAGGAAGTTGGATACATGGTTGTAAATAATGATGACAAGATTGTTATTATGCGTTCTTGGTGTGTAGATAAAGATGATAATCACGGTGGTGGCGCAATCGCCATACCAAGAGGGTGGGTAAGAAAAATAGAATATTTAAAAACAGAATATGCAACACAATAAAGACACAGAATTTGTAATGTACGTTGATAACTTTTTATCAATAGAAACTTTAGAATCATTACAAGAAACTTTTTTAAATTTAAAATACAGTGAAGTAAAAAATCCGGAGGGTCAAACATATGGGTATAGACACACTTTTCCACATAGTTTTCATACAGATCCATTATTACAAATAATTAAAAATTATTTTTTTCCAAACAGAAATTTAAAACCAATATCCGTTAGCGCACATTTAAGACAAAATAATAAAGAGCCTTTGTTTCATGTAGATGTAGAAAAAGGCAATATTGCTAACTTTTTATTTTTTGTAAAAGGAGAACCTTTACTTAACAATGGCACTGGTTTTATGACAGGTAGTTCACTATCATCACACATAGGTTTTATAGAAAACAGGGCACTGTTTTTCAATGGCAGTAAAATACCACACTCAGATCTACAGTCTTTTGGAGATAGTTCTAAAAGATATACACTTAACATTTTTTACAAAGATGAGTAAAATTTTTATTGGCACTCCATGTTACGGAGGTATGATTACAGCTGATTATTTTAAAAGTTGTATGCAACTCGTGGCTTTAGCAGCCACTAAAAAAATAGAATTGCAATTTGGAACAATAGGTAATGAATCACTAATAACCAGAGCTAGAAATACTTTGGTTCAATTGTTTATGGATGGTGACTATACGCATCTTTTATTTATAGATGCAGATCTAGCTTTTAATCCTACAGCAGTTATTAGAATGTTAGAGTATGACAAGGATGTGGTAACAGGAATATATCCAAGAAAAACTATTGATTGGATAAAGGTTAAAAAAAGATTAAAAGAAAATCCAGATATGTCTGAAGACGAGCTGTTGGCATCCTCGTTGCAGTATAATTTAAATGTTAAAGATCCTAATAAAATATTACTAGAAAAAGGTTTTATTGAGGTAATGGATGGACCGACTGGCTTCATGTTAATAAAAAGAAATGTTTTTGTAAGGATGGCAGAAGTTTACCCAAATTTAAAATTTGTCCCTGATCAACATATTAATCAATCTCATGATAAAGAATTTAATTATCACAAAACTTCTGATTGGAATTATACTTTTTTTGATACCATGATAGAGCCGCAAACAAAAAGATATTTATCGGAAGACTATGCTTTTTGTCGTTTATGGCAAAATATGGGAGGTAAAATACATGCTGATATTCAAAGTGGTATGACTCATTATGGCAACTATGCGTTTAGAGGTAACGTAGGAACACAATTTAAAGGAGCAGAATGAATTTAGAATTACAAATACAAGACAATTTTTTGCCAAAAGAATTATTTTTAAAACTTGCAAAATATAGCGTTGGTTTAGATTATAGTAGTAATAATATTGTTCAAGGCACAGGTGACTATGAGCAGCACGTTTTTTTGTCAAATAAAATATATAAAGATGATAATTTACTCAAAGATTTAGAAAAATCTATAATTAAACATTTTAAAGTAAAGATTAAGAATTTACATTTAGCAGCTTTCACTTGTGTAAATACTAAAAAACCAACGCCCCATAGAGACTCATCACTTTACCCTAAAGAAAAACACCTAATAATTTATTTAAATGGTGATATAAATCTTAATGCTGGCACTGGATTTTACAGTCAAACAAACGAAAGTAGTTATGATTTAAATACAGCTGTTGGTTTTTTTCCTAATCGAGCTGTTATTTTTAACGCTGATGAGTGTTGGCATTCCCCGTTATTGTATACAGCCACAGATAATTCTCCTAGATTTTCAATAATTGTTTGGTTTGAACCAGAGGAAAATGACAAAATTTAATATTCAAATCATAGATGATTTTTTACCAGATAAAATTTTTACAAATGTTTTAAAATACGCTGCAAATATAAAATGGGATGCTAAAGGTTTAAATTATGGATCAAAAGATGAACATGTGTGGTTTTCAAAAAATATAGAAAACGAAGATGAATTTAAAGAAATATTGAAAACAAACATTAAAGAAAAAACAAATCTTAAAATAAAAAATTTTGAACTTTTAAGTTTTACACTAGCGCCAAAAACACAACCATACCCTCACGTTGATCGTCATGAGGATATTGAGAATCAAATGATATTGTATGTGGACGGAGACGCTGAGATAAATAAAGGCACTGGATTCTATGTTCCAAGTGAAAATGGCGTTGATTTAAACACTCATGTAGGGTTTTTTAAGAATAGAGCCGTTTTTTTTAAATCAGGAATGTGGCATTCTCCTCTAGTTTTTGCTTCAGATAACCCAAGGCCAAGAATATCAATTATTGCACAGTTTTAACAAATAATTTATTATTAATTTATGCAATTAGTAGACTTAAAGTTTAGACCTGGCATAGACAAACAGGATACAGCATACTCTGCTGGAGATGACAGAAAATACGTAGATTCAGATTTTGTAAGGTTTCACTACGGAAAACCAGAAAGATGGGGTGGATGGACTAATTTACCTAACCCTAATGTGACAGTAGTGGGCGCTGTAAGGGACACACACTCATGGATTGGCCTTGATGGCACTAGATATTTAGGTTTGGGCACCGATAGAAAACTCTATATTTATTCTGAGGGAAAGGTTTATGACATTACACCCATAAGAAGAACTGCTAGTCTTACAAACCCTTTTGCTACATCAAGTGGATCTTCAACTGTTACAGTTACTGACAACGCACATCAAGCTGAGATTGGTGCTTTCGTAACTTTTGACAACGGTTCTGCAACAAATGTGGTTGATGGTATTGATTTTAATAACGAATTTGAAATTATAACAGTTCCAAGCTCTAACACTTATACAATAAATGCAGGTACAAACGCATCTGGAACTACAGCTGCAGGCGGTGGATCAGTTGATGCTTCTTATCAAATAAATCCTGGTCCAACATCTTCAACATATGGATATGGTTGGGGCACAGAGACTTGGAGTGCTAGCACTTGGGACACACCTAGATCTTCATCTAATGTTGTAGTGGCAGGTAGAAATTGGTCACTAGACAATTTTGGTGAAGACTTAATAGCTACTGTATTAGACGGAGGCACATTTGTTTGGGATACTTCTGGTGGTTTAGGGTCAAGAGCTACGGCTTTATCAAATGCACCTACAGCATCTAGGTTTAGCCTTGTTTCTACAGACACAAGGCACTTGCTTATTTTTGGCACAGAAACAACGATTGGAAACACAGCTACACAAGATGATTTACTATTTAGGTTCTCAGATAGAGAGGACGCCACCGATTATACACCAGTCGCTACCAACGAAGCAGGTTCTTTAAGAATAACAGATGGATCAAAAATTGTTGGTGCTATTAAATCTACAGGTCAAATATTAGTTTGGACAGACACATCATTACACGGCATTCAATTTGTTGGAACACCTTTTACTTTTGGTCTTAGACAGCTTGGTGCAAACGCTGGTTTAATAGCTCAGCATGCTGCCATAGAAGTCAATGGCGTTGCCTATTGGATGTCAGATAATGCTTTTTATCTTTTTGATGGTGTTGTCAAAAAAATGCCATGTTCGGTGCAAGATTATGTGTTTGATGATTTAAGTTATACAAATAAAAATGATATTGCTGTTGGTTTGAACACAGCGTTTAATGAAATTATTTGGTATTATGCCTCAGCTAACGCTACACAAATTGATAGGGCTGTTGCTTACAATTATTTAGAGGGCACTTGGTACACAATAAATTTAGCAAGAACTACTTGGTTGGGCGCTTATGTTTATGAAAAACCTATAGCAACAGAATATAGTACATCTGCAACTGCAAATGCCACTAGCATATTAGGATTAACTGCCGGTGCATCTTTTGTGTATGAACATGAATCGGGTAATAATCAAGCAGATGGCACAGCCATTACAGCTTTTTTAGAAACAGGATCTGTTGAAATAGCTGATGGTGATCAATTAATGTCAGTAAATAAATTAGTGCCAGATTTTGACAATCTTACTAACACAATGACTGCACAATTAACTTTAGAGCAATATCCTCAATCAACTGCAAACGTTCAAACTAGTGGATCTATAACTAGCACAACAGAAAAAATAAGTGTTAGAGGTCGAGGCAGGGCTGTAAAAATACGATACACAACTAATACAGTTAATGATACACCTTGGAGATTAGGTTCACAAAAATTAGAAATTAGACCAGACGGAAGAAGATAATGGCAAAAATTAATATAACTAGATTACCAAACGCTACACAAGAATACGATCCTAGTCAGTTTGACCAAATGATTAGGTTGCTAGAACAAATAGTATTTTTGTTAAATACAAACTTTCAACAAGATATAAAAGAAGAACAAGAACAGGAGACATTTTTCTTTGGCTAATACATTCAAAAGCGCTATGGTTGATATGACATCAACAGATCTTACAACTATAATAACAGTGCCTACAGCTAATCCTGGTGCAACACCACCTGTGCCTCCTACAACCAACGTAGTAAAATCTATTTTAATTTGTAATGACTCAGGAAGCACAACACTTGTAGATTTAGAGGTAGTACGATCCTCTGCTACCTTTGAAATATTCAAAGCTAAAAGTGTAGCAACAAACACTACAACAGAATTGTTATCTCAACCTCTTGTATTACAAGAGTCTGATATTTTAAAAGCGCAAGCTAATGCCGCTAACCAAGTTCACATAATTGTAAGTTTTATGGAGGTAACAAAAGGTCAACTGTAAGGAGAAAAAGAATGGATTTACAATCACTATTTATTACGCCTGTCATGATGACAGAAGTAAAAGGTCATGGTCATTTAATAGATCGATTATATGAAATAAAAGCAAAAGATCAAAAAGGCATGCCAAGATCTAATGTAGGTGGCTGGCATAGTAATGATGAATTATACAAAGACGAAGAATTCAAAAGCACTGTAGGTGATATACTTTTTAAAGCTAAAGAGTGCTTTGGACATTTAGATGTTCAAGATAAATATGTTCCTGAGATAACAGGTTTATGGGGCATGATTAATCCACCCGGATCAAGAAACAATGTGCACACACATCCTTACAATTATTTGTCAGGAGTATATTATTTAAAAGTGCCTAAAAAAAGTGGTAATTTAGTGTTTCTGGACCCTAGACCACAAGCTGAGGTCTTATCACCACCGAAGAAAAAAGACGCCTCTGTGCACATAGCACACAGTGTAGATTTTGAGCCAAAAGAAAATTCATTGATTTTTTTCCCATCATGGTTACAACATGAGGTAAAAATAAATACCTCTAATGAAGATAGAGTTATTTTAAGTTTTAATATAAATTGGAGAGAAAATGCCGATAGTTAAAAACGCAGAACAAATAGGTACTATGACTCTTGAAGATGGTAGAGTCATACCAAAATACAATGTCAAAACAGAAACGACGCTCACTAATACAGATACAGGTCAAGAATATGAATCAGAAGAAGCTATGCAAGCAGACATTGATGACCCAAATACTTCAACGACTGTTGAAAAAATTAGACGTGATGTTAAAGTATTCGCTCCATCTTTAAAAGATATGTTAGGGCAAACACCTAAAGAATAAAACACTTTAGTGGCAAAGCCTGTACTTACCAAACCATTTTTAAATTATTTTAAAAAATTAGACACTAAACAAAGAACTTGTTTAGAAATAGGATCAGGAGATTCAACACTTTATTTTGCTAAACATTTTAAATATTTATCTAGCTTAGAAGAAAATGAATTTTGGTTTAATAAAATAAATGAAAAAAAACCAAAAAACGTAGATATTAAGTTTTTTAAAAAAGATAATATTATAAAAATTTTAAGTACAGAATTAGAAAAAAAACCTGATTATGTAATTATAGATAATAATCCAAATTATATTAGCAGGTTCGACATAGCTACATTTATTCATTTAAATAAAAAAAACGATTGTGTAATTATTTTAGACAATGGCGATTGGAATATTGATGCTTTTTGTTTTTTAAAATCTCATTATTTTTGTTTAGATTTTTTTGGTAAAAATTTTACTAATGCAACCACTACTACATCTATTTTTTTTACAGAAAAAAATAGCAACTACGTTTATTAATTATCTTATCCAAGTAAGAATAACGTGTCTATCTCCATTGGTTACTGGAGTTATTGCGTGTGGAAAACAAAAATTACTTGGAAATACAATAGCACTACATGCACTCTTTGAAATTTTGTATTCTCCTCCAAAAAAAGTAAAATCGCCTCCATCATAATTATCATTAAGTATTAATGAACAGGTTAAAATCCGTTGTTCAAAAACACTTGAAACATCAACGTGTTCTTTATATTCTTGTGCTTTATCACCCAAGTATAAAACATGATCCAACCCTGTTGTTTCTCCTTGAATGTAATCAAAATATGTAAATTCTTTTATATAACTTTTAAAAGCAATAATAAAAATGTTAGAAATTTCTTCATCAAATTGTTTATCCAATGGCTTAATTAAACAGTTGCGATGAGAACTAATTTTACCGCCAGCTGTGGTAGCTTGATAGAAAGATAAATCTTTTTGACTGATAATTCTATGTGCTAAATCTTTTGGAACTAAATTTTTGTATTCTTTAATGTAATTACTAGTGTAAGTATACTTGCCCATTAACCTTCTTTAGATTTTTTACAATCACAATCACCTGAGCAATGACTTTCTCCATCTTTCATGTGACGTTTAACGTCTCTTTCCATAGCTAATAGTCGTTCATGATATTTGCTCACCTTGTCTGCAAGGTAGGCAATAGCTTTATTAATGTCTTCGTTTTGCATATTTTCTCCTGTGATTGTTAATTTTGGTGAGAACCTAATGTAAGCATATTTTTTTAATCTGCAACAGTATTTTTTATAATTGTTTTCTTGACAAAGAAACTGTGGTATACATGCGACAAAAGAATGATTAGTAAAACTATTGTAAGCGGTAGAATTATAAAAAAATATAAAATCCCCTTAAATCAAATAGAAGAATTAAACAAAAAATACGAAGATAATAAACATTCTTTAGAAAGTAAGGGTGCAAAACTAGCTGGCAGGTTAGACAGTGAGTTAGAGTCTACGAAAGTAATTCAATCACTGCCTATTTTTGAAACAATAAAAAAATGCATGAATGAGTATATGATTTCTTTAAATCATTTTTCTCTTACTCCTAAACCGATGTATAATTTAAAAATAATAACAATGTGGATCAACGACATGCAGCCGCATGAATATAATCCTATACATACACATCACGATGGAACAGGATGGTCAACCGTTATGTTTTTAAAAGTACCTAACTTTATTAATGATGCAAAACACAAACATAAGTTTAGAGATGGCGCACTTGGTTTTATATTTCCAGAAAATAAAACTATGTTTTATGAACCTAGTGTTGGTGATTTTTACATTTTTGAAGCGTCACATCAGCATTTTGTTTTACCCTACAAAACAAATGACAAAGATCCAACAAGGAGATCCATGTCTTTTAATTTTATTACAGATGACAATTAAAATTTCTAAACACGAATTATTTACAGAAGAAATTTATTCTTTTGATATGCCAAATTTTAAGTTTTGGAAAAAAGAAATTAACGAAATTGTTAAAATAGAAAACAATGCCGTGCATAATCATTCTACAGACTTAGAATTTTTATCTAATATACAAGCTAGAAGAACAGCTTGGGACACACATTTAAGATATCCTTCTATGTTAAATATATCAAAAGAGTTTATTAAAATAATAGAGTCATTTGTAAAATCAGAAAACTTTGATGTACCTAGTATAAACTTAACTGAACTTTGGATTAATTGGTATGTAAAAAATCAAATGGCTGTACCGCATTGTCATGGCACTGCTTTTTCTTTGGTTTTCTTTGTAGATGTTGAAAAATCCAATACTTCTTTTTTAATAAATAAAGAATATAAAAAATTTTTTCTTATGAAAAAAAACAATACTAATTCTTTCAATAATACAATTGTTGACATTAAAGTTAAGGATGGAACATGTTTAATGTTTGATGGTGGCCTTAATCACTCAACCACACCTAACCTTACAGATCATAAAAGAATAACTCTTGCGGCTAATTTTGAAGCAAGCTACCCTACTTTGAAAAAAAATGTTTACTGACAAAAAAATAATTTTCTGTGCCTCTGATAAAGAGATGTTAGATGTTTGGCCACATCCTAAACCCGCTTCAAGATTTATACCTGAAGAGTATAAAAATCTTCCAAGATTTACGAATAATAATTATCACGAGGTTACTGTTAAAACTTGCATACCTTTTTTAGATTCATTAACCGCTGGTTACATTATACCTTTTGATCAAGATTATTTAATAGATCCAATAGAAAATGATTTTACAATTACAGAAGCTAACAAAAATCCCGCTACTGATTTTCACCCTAAACAACAATTACCTAAAGAGTGGCACAAAATTTCTGGTGAAAGAGCTGGCAAATTTATAAACAAATGGCTGATTAAAACACCACCAGGTTATAGTTGTTTATTTGTAAAACCAATGAATAGGATCGAAGAAAGATTTGACATTATTCCAGGAGTTGTTGACACAGATACGTATATAAATTTAATAAATTTTCCCTACTTTCTTAAAAAAAGAGACGAACAATTTTTAATTAAAAAAGGTGAGCCAATGGTGCAAGTTATACCATTTAAAAGAGAATCATGGAAAATGTGGTCAGGTTTTTATTTTGAAAAATTGCACACAAAAACAATGGCTAAATTAAGATCTGTTTGGATGGATAAGTACAAAAGATTTTTCTGGAAGAAAAAAAGTTATAAATGAAAATACATGCTAATATTGATGATTGCGCTTTAATTATTAATGATTTTTTACCAAAAGACCTTTTTAAACAAATTGCAAACTTTAACTACGATCAATACAATAAAAAAGAATCATTTGAAAACTGGGAAAAAAACCTTTTTTTAGATAAAGGTAATAACGTGACTATGAAAGAAGTTACAACAATAAATTATTTATCAACTTTAGATAAAGGTAAATACAAATTCAAAAATAAAATTTTTAAAGATGTTTTAGATGTAGTAAAAAATTGTGAGTTTGTGCCTTTTCAAGATAATTCATTATTGTTTATTAGTTTTTACAAATACAACAAATATGCAGGGATAAATTGGCACCAAGATAGTGGTTATACTTTAAATTATTCTTTATATATTCATGAAGATTGGGATAAAGACTGGGGAGGAGAAACTTTAATTGATACAGGAAGAGGTTTACCTTTAAGTATATACTCAGAACCCAATAGTTTAGTTGTAATTAAAAATGGTATTATGCACAAAGTGTGCGCTGTCACTGGGCCAAAGAAAAGAAAGGTATTACAAATACGTGGTATTTTTCACGAGTAGTTTGAATCGTAATCTATCCAAGTTTTATCACCTACATTGTTAGTGCCATTAGCTGCATCATCAGCTATTGCATCATTATAAGCTTGCTTAGCTGCTTCTATTTGAGTTTTTCTTGTTTCACCCCATGTAAGCAAATCAGCTACAGTTGTAGATCCGACAGCATCGCTTGTAGCATTTAAATTTGTATTGCCAGTCATATTACCAGTTGAAGGATCTTTAGTTTGTATTTCATTTTGACCAACAAGATTGTTCCATATCACACAATGATAATTATCTGGGCACCATGCATCTACCCAATTTTTACCTTTATCTGCCCATGAAATTACATAACTATCATCTAAAGTTATAGCATCTTTGTTTGCAATTACTATTTGTGTAGCCATTAATATCTCCTAATGTTTAATTATATATTGCGTAATTACAAAAGGTGAAAAAGAATTATTACCTGCTGCAGTTACGTTTCCTGTTAAAGTCGTTGTTATGTTTCCAGTCAAAGTACCTGATAAAGTATGTGAATGGTTATGACCTGTTCCTGAACCTGCATTACTTACAGCTGGTGCCTGGTTTATTCTTTCGTTAACTAGACCTTGTGGACCGCCACCTTGTCCAAAGGCAGCTTTAAAATTTTGGTTATGAGAGTGTGAAGCTAGTTGTGCGGTTGTAAGACTTGTATTGTCAATACTACCAGTAATTGTAACTGATTGTGTTGTAGTGCTACTAGCAGCTTGGTTATTAGTTACAGCAACTGTTACCGTGTTTGCACCACCAGTTCCCGCCATGCTTGTAGTACCACTTTTACCTTGCGGAAACTTACCTTGAAGATCTGGTACATTAAACGTAGTAGAACTGTCGCCAGCTCCATAAGTTGTAGAAATTACAGCAAACAAATCTGCATACGTAGTTCTTGATACAGCAGATCCATCACATAAAAGATAACCTGCAGGAGCTGTAGCTTTACCCCAAGGTTTAATTGTTCCTACTTCACTTCTGTTTGTTATATCTTGTAAGTTAGCCATAATTAATCGTTATACTTCAATCTCCAACCGTTGTCACTGTCATTGTACACCAACGCAAAGCCAGAACCACTAGTTGATACTGTTAAATTAGCTTCAGTCCCTTGAATTTTGTGACTGTTTCTATTTACAGTCAAATTGTGAGTTGCAAAAGTTCCTTCAGCGTCTATGAATTTTACTTGATCACCAATAGCTGCAGAGCTTGGTAAAGTTATTGCCACTGCTCCACCTGATGTATCTACAAAAATATTATCACCTGCTGATGCAGTATAATCTGATGTTTTTTTAATCCATGTTTCACCTAAACCAGCGAGTGTAAAAATATCATACCAGTTAGTTCCATCTGTAGAAACTAATCTGTATTTACCATTTGATATTGTAACTGTATTTCCAGTAGCGCCTAACCTTGCAGTAACATCAGCGCCACCTGCTATATTGTTATAAAGGCCATAAGTTTTTTGTGTAGCTGGAAACTGTACAATGTGTGTAGTAGAAATAGTTCCAGAAAAAATTATTTGGTTTTGTCTTGCTTCATTGTTAGCTTGAGATTGTGGTCCGTCTGCATTTGTTAAAGTTGTAGGACCTGTTCCAGATAGAGTTTTTGCATAAACACCAGCGATAGCAAACTCAAACACTTGTGAAAAGTTATTGTTTGTAATAGTACCCCAAGTTCCTGAATTTTCTCCAGTCGTTTGTAGCTCTATTCTTAAACCTGTCGAATATGTTGAACTCATTTAATCTCCTAATTTAAAATTTAATGATTATTTTAAAGTTTGTCAAAACTTTTATGCAGCTTTGTGAACTTCCGTCCAAACTATTCCACTGTTTGAGTCATCTACCTGGTTCCAGAAGGTTCCTTGTAAATTACCTGTACTACTAGTAGCAGAAACTCCTGTTATTGTAAAGACTACATCTGTTCTAATATTTAATGTTCCTACATCAGAGGTAGCCTCAACACTAGGTGCTTCATATAAAGTTTCTTGTTCAGCATCCCCTATGGTAGATGTCATGCCAATACCAGTAACAAAAACTGACGTGCCTACCGTTCCGACAGCAGAGGTCATTGCATTTCCTGTTGGGAAAACAACAAATTCAGGATCAGCCTCGGCTGTTCCCACTGTTGATTGCATAGCAGTATCAGCGCCTACCACTACTGTAGTTTGACCATCACCTGAGACTGTGAAAGTTCCCGTTGTAGATGTTAACGGATTACCTGAAACAGATATATTTTGATCTGTATTGGTAGACTCTTCACCTGTGCTTGAAGTCATAGGTTGACCAGTTACTGCAAACGCACCACCTACAGCTCCCCATTGTTGTTCACTCCAACCAATAGATCCACCAGTATTGATGTCAGTATCACGGTTCCAACCTGTGGTTTTTGTTACGCTTGTAGATTCATCACCTACAGATGACGTAAGTGGATTTCCAGATACGGATATATTTTGATCTGTTGATAACGAAAGATCGCCTCTTGCTGATGTTGCAGATGCACCATTTGTAATAGTAGCGTTTGCTATACCTGTAACAACAAGTGTTCCTGCTGTAGAGGTAAGTGGATTACCTGATACAGATATATTTTGGTCAGTGGTAACTGTCTCAGTACCTAGAGATGACGTGAGGCCATTACCTGTAACAGATACAGGTGCTTGTTGGGACCAGGCACCACTGTTCCAAGTTTCTCGGCCCCATCCTTGGATAGAG